CTATTGGACAAAACTAGCGGCTAAAGGAACAGATGGTACGAGTGGTACAGATGTCGGAACAGTAATAACAACACAAGGTGATATACTTTACAGAGATGGCTCTGGTCTACAAAGATTAGGTGCAGGAACTTCTGGTCAAGTTTTACAGACTGGTGGAACTGGTGCTAATCCTAGTTGGGCAGACAGTTTAGGTGGAGTATTAGCTTGTTATTATGCTAATTGGAATACTCAATCAACAGCTACTGGAACTACAGTACAAGTAATGCACACTTCAACTAATAGAACTTTAGCAAATAGATCAAGTAAAGTTTTAATTTTATGTGACTTATCCATGGGTGGTCAAAGGTATGGTGGCTCTGTTGGTTTAGAATTTTCTACAGATAATGTTTCTTCTTGGACAAGCATAGCTACACAAAATATGCAAGATACTGATGACAACCAATTAGCTTCTAAAGCTATGATTGGTATTCACTTAAATATGTCAAATAATGGTGGAGAACAATTTATGACACAAGATAGTTTTAGTTATCTTCATTCTCCAAGTGCTACGCAAGTTAGATATAGATTAGTTATGGCGTCATCAAGCACATCTTATACAATTACTCACAACAGACGAGGCTCTGGTGGTTGGGGTGGTTTATCACACATGACAGAAATGGAAATAGGAGTATAATTATGACAGATATTATAGATAAAGTAGAAGCAATAAAATCATTAAGACCAAACGCAAGTTTTGGAACAAGAGAAGATGAGATTATTTGGGAAGATGAAAGAACTTGTCCTACCGAAGCAGAAATAACAGCAGAGATAGAAAGATTAACTGCTGTAGCTGAAGAACAAAAAACTGCTAAAGATAATCTTAAATCTAGTGCAAAAGCAAAGTTAATTGCAGGAGAAGCATTAACTGAAGATGAAGCTAACACAATAGTATTATAATCAAATGGCTAGGAAGAAAGTTCTAACACCTAAAGAGTTTAGCGAAGTCGCTACTGGGGTTAGACTTTCAAGCCATGAGAAACTTTGTGCTGAACGAATGAAACTATTAAACGAAAACATAAACGAATTAAGAAAAGAAGTTAAGAGTTTAAGAAATGATGTATCAACAGGTAAGGGTATGGTTAAAGTATTAGTATTTTTAGGTACAATTATCGCAACAATTATTGGTATATTTCAATTTAAGTAAAATGATTGATAAATTTCTTTATAGTTTTTTTGGTTTTTTTGATAAAATTATAGAAAATATAGAAAACTTAGTTATATCAAAAAAGAAAAAGAGGAAAAAGTAATGTTTAAAATAACAGCAATACTCTGCGTATTAGCAGTAAATGGACAAAACTTATGTTTAGAAGGTGACTTACCTTTAACAAAACAATTAACAAGTGAAGAACAGTGTGTAAATACTGTGTCTTCTATTGGTATGTCAGTCCATGAAGAATTTATGAGAAGACAAATAGTAATATCAATGAAATGTGAAAAAATAGGAGAAGCAGTATGATGATATATGGTGAAACACTTACACAATGGAAAAACCATGTTGTAACAAAGATTAAAGACAACAAAAAAGTATGTATAGCTTTTGCTATATGGTCAGTAATTTTATATTGGTTATAATTTATGGCATTTCCAATATTTTCAGCAATTAAACTTGCAGTAAATGCAGGTAGTCACATCTATAAAAAACGTCAAGAAACAAAAATGATGATGGCTGATGCACAATACAAACATGCCTCTAAAATGGCAACAGGTGAAGCAGAATATGCAGGTAAATTATTAGAAGCTAGACAATCAGATTGGAAAGACGAGTTTGTTTTAATAATTTTGTCAGCTCCAATAATGGTTTTAATTTGGGCAGTCGTAAGTGAAGACCCTGAAGCATTAAGTAAAGTAAAATTATTTTTTGAATATTTTTCACAGCTTCCCCAATGGTTTACAAATTTATGGATTTTGGTCGTAGCAAGTATTTATGGTATAAAAGGTACACAAATATTTAGAGGTGGTAAAAAATAGTTTATGAAAATAAATGAGAACACTTCGGTGTCAATGCCAGTTAGAAATTTACTTTCTATTATAGCGGCAGTAGCAGTTGGAGTGTGGGCATATTTTGGAGTTACAGAAAAATTAAGTAATCACAATACTAAACTTATAATGATTGAAAAAGATTTAGAAGGTGTTGTGGAGTTTTCTATTAAATATCCAAGAGGTGAAATGGGTATGTCTGCAAATGACCAAGAACAAAATATCTTAATTGAGTTTCAACAAGGTATAATTGAGAAGTTACAAGAAGACGTAGAAAAATTAAAAGATAAACAAAGACAATTTTCAAATGGAGACCATTAATGATTGAGAGTGTAGTGGCATTGCTTATGCTATTAAATGGAGAAATAGTTGAACACACATACAAGGATAAATTCTCTAAATGCTTGAAATCTAAGCGAATTGCAGAACGTGAAGTAAACCCTCAATCTGTACGTTTTGTCTGTAAACAACTTAAAGCAAAGACAGAAATATACATGGGTCAGAAGAAGATACTTAAAATTATTAACTAAGGAGCTCTATGGTAAAAAGTCTTGATGACTTAGTACAACCAAGTAAAGACGACATTATAGAAAACTTAAAAAAAGAAAATAAAGAATTAAAAAAAGACAAAGAAAAGCTAGAACGAGAAGTTAAAAACGAACAAGAGTCTAGGCTTATGGAATATCACACCCCTTAATTATGGCTAGAATAAACTTTAATCTTGTAGAATTACGAGAGAAACCTAAGAAGAGAAAAGGAAGACATGCAAAAAGACCAAACAAATCATTCAGTAGAAAAAAATACAGAGGACAAGGTCGTTAATATAGATGATATTGTAAAGGAATTACCAGAATTATTAGTTAAACACGCATATTCAAAATTAAAATCAGGAGAAGAGCTAACCGCTTCAGAGATGAAAGTATGTTTAGAGGTCTGTAAAACTTATAGTACAGATAATCTTAATAAGAAACCTGATAACATTTTAGATAGTGTACCGTTTGATACAGATGGATAAACGAATTACAAACTTCAAAAATTTTTTGTATTTATGTTGGAAACACTTAAATTTACCAGAACCAACACCAATACAGTACGATATAGCTGATTATCTACAGTCAAGTGACAAAAGATTAGTTATAGAAGCATTTAGAGGAGTAGGTAAATCATGGATTACTTCAGCGTTTGTCTGCCATCAATTACTTCTAAATCCTCAACGTAACATATTAGTTGTATCTGCATCTAAAAGTAGGGCTGATGACTTCAGTACATTTACACAGCGTTTAATCGCTGAGATGCCAATATTAAAACACCTAGTACCTAAAGACAACCAAAGACATTCTAAGGTTAGTTTTGACGTAGCACCTGCTAGAGCATCACATGCTCCTAGTGTTAAGTCTATGGGTATTACAGGTCAACTTACAGGTTCACGTGCAGACTTAATTATTGCAGATGACGTAGAGTCAGCTAATAACTCACAAACACAACTTATGCGTGATAGACTTAGTGAGACAGTAAAAGAGTTTGACGCTATTATAAAACCAGAAGTAGGACGTATTATATTTCTAGGTACACCACAGACAGAGATGTCTTTGTATAATAGCTTAGAAGAACGTGGGTTTAAAACAAAGATATGGACAGCATTGTACCCAACTAAAGTACAAAAGATAGGCTATGGTCATAAACTAGCACCTATTATTGCTGATATACATAATCAAGAAGGTAAACCTACAGATTCTAAAAGATTTGATGAGGTAGACTTATTAGAAAGACTTAGTTCTTATGGACGTAGTGGATTCAACCTACAGTTTATGTTAGATACTACTATGTCTGACGCTAATAGATACCCTCTAAAACTAAATGATTTAATTGTAGCTTCAGGTAGTTCCACATGGAACGAAGCTCCTGCTAAAATACAGTGGGCTAGTTCTCCTGAACAAATGAAAGCTATAGACCCTGAGTTACCTAATGTGGGACTCAAAGGTGACTATTATGTAGCACCATTGTTTATGTCTAAAGAATACACGCCGTTTGAAGGCACTATAATGTCTATTGACCCTAGTGGTCGTGGAGAAGACAAAACAGCGTATGCGGTGCTTAAAATGCTTCATGGAGTGCTTTATTTGACTGCTGTAGGTTCTTTAGAAGGTGGCTACTCAGATGACACTATGTATAGATTATCTAATATAGCTAAGAAGAATAAGGTAAACTATGTGGTTATAGAGTCTAACTTTGGTGATGGTATGGCTACAGCTTTACTAAAACCTATAATGGCTAAGATACATGCCTGTGAAGTAGAAGAAGTAAGACACAATATACAGAAAGAGAAGCGTATTATAGATACTTTAGAGCCTATTATGAATGGACATAGGCTTGTAGTAGATGATACATTAATTAAAGAAGATTTTAAACTAGAACCTAATCATCAGTTGTTTAGACAAATGACTAGGATAACTAGAGATAAAGGTGCTTTAAGACATGATGACCAAATTGATGCAGTGGCTATTGCCGCTAATGCTTGGGTTGAGCGTATGGACAGAGACCAAATCCTATCCTACAATCAACATAAACAAGAATTACTGGACAGAGACTTGGAGAAGTTTATGGAAAGCACAATTGGAAGACAACCACATAAGGATAGTTGGATATAATATGAGTGAAAGACAAACTGAACACATGCTAGAAGTAGCAGAACGTATTAAGAAGCATGAAAGTCCTTTTGGTAAAGGAGTGTTAAAGCCTTATCAATTAGAATACAAAGGTATAAAAGAAGACTTCTTTACAGTTGGTCATGGTCATAGAATATACGGAGAAGTTAAAGACTCTTATACACAAGAAGAGATAGACATGATGTTTGAAGACGATTTTAAAAATGCTATGTCTGGTGCTATGGAGCTTATAGGAAACAATCACCCACCTGAAGTATTAGGTGTAGTTACAGAGATGGTATTTCAATTAGGTTACAATGGTACTTCTAAGTTTAAGAAGACTTTAAAACATATCAATAACAATGAGTATACTTTAGCTAGTACAGAGATGATGGATTCTAACTGGGCTAAACAAACTACAGAACGTGCAGAGTCATTATCTGCAATTATGGGAAATATTAAATAAAAAAATTTGAAGGGGTATATACGTATATGACGAGGCGAGTTTCCCCTTACTAT